GACTAGTGGAAACTCAATGCCATCCTCGCCATACAGATAAGAACCGCGTTTTGGTTTTGGAGCAAACGGTGGCTGCCATGATTGGTTCTCAAAACCAAATTGGAAAAACTGGTGGAAGCTATCGTAGTTGCCATCATCACCGCGCAAGTGCGCTCCGCGCCTCGGACGATAAGTAGCTGGCGGTTGCCAAGATTGATTCTCGAATCCGAAATTGCGGAAAAACTTAAAAGTATCGTAGTTTCCCTGATCGCCAAACTCGGGGGATTTTAACCACCTGAACCGTGGCTGTGCTGGCTGCACATCCCAGCCCCAACCAAGAAAGGATGGAGCAACGAAAACAAACGGCGATTCTATACCTTGATCGCCAACTTCAGGAGACTTGAACAATCGGTGTAGCGGTTGCGAATAAACTTGATCGAAGCCGATATTCACCCAAGGCGTGAAGAACGCAAACTCGGATTTATGCTTAATTCCTCCACCACGAAGTCGCGGCAATCGAATCGGTGGCTGCCATGATTGCTCCTCAAAACCAAATTGGAAAGCGGCCCGGAACACATCATAATTTTCATCCTCGCCTTTTAAAAACGATCCCCGCCTTGAACGATATGTAGCGGGAGGTTGCCAAGATTGGTTCTCAAAACCGAACTGGAAAAAGTTTTTGAACGTGTCGTAGTAGCCTTGATCACCAAACTCAGGCGATTTGAACCATCGATGCGGTGGTTGCCAGAACTGGTTCTCGAAACCATAAAATGGAAAAAAGCTGTGGAAAATATCGTAGTTTGCATCCTCACCTTTTATAAATGATCCACGCTTTGAACGATAAGTAGCTGGAGGTTGCCATGACTGGTTCTCAAAGCCAAAGTCGCGAAAGAACTGGAACGCGGCGTAAATACCTTGATCGCCAAATTCGGGCGACTTGAACCATCGATGCGGCGGCTGCCAAGATTGATTCTCAAACCCAAAGTCGCGAAAGAACTGGAACGCAGTGTAATTGCCTTGATCACCGAACTCAGGCGCTGCGAACCGCCGATGCGGCGGTTGCCAGGATTGATTTTCAAACAAATTGGTAAATGAAACCTCAACAAAGAAGCCTAAATTACCGTCATCGCCGCGCATAATCGCACCCGCGCGCTTCTCAGGCGTCGGATGCGGCGGTTGCCAAGATTGAACTTCTGCACCCCAAGGAATAGGTGGAACAACAAAAATAAAAGGAAACTGGATGCCGTTATCGCCGTACAGATACGTGCCGCGTTGAGGCTTTGCAGCATAAGGCGGCTGTGGCGGCTGAACTTCCCAACCCATAAATTGCCACGGCGTATAGAACGCAAATTCTGATTTGTGGTTAATCCCGCCACCACGAAGGCGCGGCATTTTAATCGGCGGCTGCCATGATTGGTTCTCTAAACCAAATTGAAAAAAGTTTTTGAACGTATCGTAATGGCCGTCGTCACCACGCAAATACGATCCACGTTTGGGTTTAGGAGCGTACGGCGAGGATGGCATTGAGTTTCCACTAGTCGCAGCTCCTTTCAAGTTGTGGGGCTGGTCTGTTAATGAATGGCAACCGCGGTTTAAGTGGTACAAGTCTCCTGAGTTTGGGGATCAAGGTACTTACGATAACTTCCGGCAGTTTTCGGGTTTTGGCTTTGAGAACCAGTCATGGCAACCAATTTATGCTGTTAAGCCTCAACGTGGGGCTTACATGCGCGGCGATGAAGGCGCGTATGTTAGTTTAGTAACTCCGTTAAGTTTTGGTTTTGAAGAGCTGGCGTGGCAACCGCCTGCAAACAGACGCAGCACTCGTGGTGTTGGCTTAGTAGGCGACGATGCTGGCTATCTGGCTATTTTTCGTCAGTTTTTCCCATTTGGTTTTGAGAATCAAGATTGGCAGCCGCCCGCTTACCGCCGAGGTACGCGCGGGGCTATCATGTTCAACACATCTGGAGCTGAAACTATTACAGTTGCCCCGCCGTTCTTTTTGTGGGGTTGGTCTGTTAATGAATGGCAGCCGCCGTTTGCGCCTAAGCCGCGACGCGGCGCTTACATGCGCGGCGATGATGGCACTTACGATGCTTTCCGGCGTTTCTTTCAATTAGGTTTCGAGAATCAGTCCTGGCAACCGCCCGCGCGTTACCGTCCGCGAGTGGGCGCATATCTGCGAGGCGATGATGGCGTGTACGATACTTTCCACAGGTTCTTTGATTA